ATGGTGGTATCAATTATGTCATGAAATATATGGGTAAACGCGAATGCGCTCCCAAAGGTATGAATCCTACGTTTATGCTCGCTTCCCGTAAGAATGGCGGTATTGGTTCTGCCTATGCCGAAAAACTTCGCGCTTTTTATGAACAGCAGCCGGATACTTGTGATATGTCTGTTATTAATATTTATACTGGACAATCATTGACTACAATGTTACCTCGTTATTACCGCATGAAGTTTATGCCGTCTACTTCAATGTGTTATGACTCTAATTTTATTAAGTATTTTAAGGATACTGTACGCTGGTTTGAAATTGCTCGTTATCTCCATAAGCAATACAAACTTCCTTTTAAGTTTACTTATCCTGAAGAATATCTTCGCCTTGTTCGTATGACTGGTAAAACTCCTTATTATAATCCTTACAAAACTGTTATAAATGATACATTTATAAAGTATTATCTTCCTCAACTCTGTTCACAGACTGTTTATGAGGATTTGTATTATAAAGCATTTAGTTATGCGCTTGACTGCCTGTCTACCGCTCTTGTATTCTTTGATTCTTCTCAAGTCCTGAAGCATGAAAAATCCTTACAAATGAATTCTTTACAACAATCTGCTATCAATGCTCGAATGTCTATGAGAGAGGAGCTTAATCTTAAAAAAGCTTCTTATGATGTTCGTGAGAAGATGAATAAACATTATAGAAAAGAGAAAATTTAAACTAGATTTAACGCTTGATTAACACTTTATTAACAAAAGAATTCTTATCTTTGTAGTGTAAGAAAAAGGAATACTAATTTAATTTATGTGTTATGGATAAAACTGCAGATTTTTACATTATTTTTTATGTTAATAAGAATGGTCTTAATGATTTTACTTTTGTTAAAGCTATTAGTTTGAAAGACGCTATCCTTGTTTCTAAGTGTTTTTCTAGGGCTACTAAGTGTAAGATATTAGGTGTTTGCCTTGATTGTTTTAAAACTTTCAAGTTGTGCAATGATAAGTAAATATACTTTTATTTTCGAAATTGGTTGGCGTGATCCTGAAACCGGACGTCTTAAACCTTATGAGTATCGTAAGAAATCTCAAATGTCTATTAATGATGCTCGTGCTTACGCTCGTCGTTTGTTTAATACCCAAAACGTTCTTCATGTTCGTTTTTATAAAGAAATCTATTAATATGTATAAAGGTGTTTTAAAGTTTATTAAAAGAGAAACACTTCATGAGGAGTTTCTTATAAATATTGGTATTTTCAACCGTCCTTCAACTGCCGAACGGTTTCGTAAGCAATTGCAGGATGCTAATTTAGGTTATGATGTTTTGTTAATTCTTGAAAAATTATGAAAATTACTCCTAGTCAGTGGATTAAGCTTGTACAGCTGATTTCTACATTTATTATTGGTGTGATTACTGCCCTTACAGTACAGTCCTGTACTGCGTCTATGTCTGTTTTTTGGAAAAATCAAAATTCAAAACAGGATTCTCAACAAACTACCCAACAAAAGGTAGATTCAGTAACTATTAAGCCTCATTTTTAATGGCACAAAACATTTTTGACGCTACATTTGATGCGAATAATCGTATTGATGTAAATTCGTTTGATTGGTCTCATGTGAATAATTTGACCACTAATTTTGGTCGTATTACTCCGGTATTTTGTGAGCTTGTTCCTGCAAAAGGCTCTCTTCGTATTAATCCCGAGTTCGGTCTTGAGCTGATGCCTATGGTATTTCCTGTCCAAACTCGTATGTTTGCTCGCCTTAATTTTTTCAAGGTAACTCTCCGTTCCATGTGGGAGGATTATTCCGACTTCATTTCTAATTTCCGTGATGACTTGGTAGAGCCATATATTTTGCCTGATTCGTCTCGTTTTAATCGAATGTGTCGCACTGGTACACTAGGTGATTATTTAGGTTTGCCTACATTTGGAACTCGTATCTCTTCTACTGTTACTCTTGTTGATAAACCTTGTGCTGCCAAATCTCGTGCTATTACGGATACCGTTTTATCTGATGTTATGAATAGTATTCGTGCTGATGGAGGTATCCCTTCTCAACAATGTACTACTTCTTTGAATACTGATGGAACTCAAACTATTATTTTTAATACTGCTGGTTCTTCTACTGCTATTCCGGCTTCTGTTTCTCAAGTTGGCGTAGATATTACTCTTAATGGTGGTCAATCTGAAGTTTTTGACGGTGCAAGAGGTTATTTTGTTTTTCTTGGTGATGATAGTACTTATGGTTTTGATTTGCCAATTGAGTTTAAAAAGTCTGCTGATGGTGTTGTTGGTGCTAGTATTTCATCTATTGACCCCTCTAGCTTTGGTAATATTCAAGGTACGCCGCTTGTTGCCATTACTGCTCCTAATGTTGCCTCTCCTATTAGTTTTGCTAATATTAGTTTCAACGTAACTTATACATATTATATTTTGCAAAATGACGTAGTTTATAGTACATATCCGTTTGCTACTGAAAATCGTCCGAATAATACTCATTTGTTGGCTTATCGTTTCCGCGCTTATGAATCTGTGTATAATGCATACTATCGTGACGTACGTAACAATCCTTTTGTAGTTAATGGTCGTCCTGTTTATAACAAATGGCTGCCTAATATGAAAGGTGGTGCTGATACTACGTTATATGAACTTCGTCAGTGTAATTGGGAGCGTGATTTTTTGACCACTGCCGTACCGAATCCTCAACAAGGTGCTAATGCTCCTCTCGTTGGTCTTGTTATGGGTGATGTTGTTACTCGTGCAGATGATGGAACTTACTCCGTTCAAAAACAAACTGTTCTTGTTGACGAAGACGGCTCTAAGTATGGATTATCTTATAAAGTTTCTGAAGATGGTGAGCGTCTTGTAGGCGTTGATTATGATCCTGTGTCTGAAAAAACTCCTGTTACCGCTATTAATTCGTATGCGGAACTCGCTGCCCTTGCTACTACTGAAGGTTCTGGCTTTACTATTGAGACTCTTCGTTATGTTAATGCTTATCAGAAATTCCTTGAACTTAACATGCGTAAAGGTTTTTCATATAAACAAATCATGCAAGGTCGTTGGGATATTGATATTCGATTTGATGAACTCCTTATGCCTGAATTTATTGGCGGTATTTCTCGTGAATTGTCTATGCGTACAGTTGAGCAGACCGTAGACCAACAGAGCGCTAGCTCTCAAGGTCAGTATGCCGAAGCTCTTGGCTCTAAAACCGGTATTGCCGGAGTATATGGTTCTACGTCTAATAATATTGAAGTATTCTGTGATGAGGAATCTTATATTATTGGTTTATTAACTGTGACTCCTGTGCCTATTTATACGCAATTGTTACCTAAAGATTTTACATACAATGGTTTACTTGACCACTATCAACCGGAATTTGACCGTATTGGTTTTCAACCTGTCACGTATAAGGAAATTTGCCCAATGAATATTGTTGCAAATGACAGCACTGACCAATTGAATAAAACATTCGGGTATCAACGTCCGTGGTATGAATATGTTGCTAAGTATGATAGTGCACACGGTTTGTTCCGTACTAACATGAAAAATTTCATTATGTCTCGTGTGTTCTCCGGATTACCTCAACTTGGTCAGGAGTTTTTACTTGTTGATTCTGATACAGTTAATCAGGTTTTCAGTGTCACGGAGTACACGGATAAAATTTTCGGATACGTGAAGTTTAACGCGATTGCCCGATTACCAATCAGCCGTGTTGCAATACCGCGACTAGATTAAGAAAATAATTTTTTCTTTTTTCTTCCGACATTGCATCTTTTAGGCATGTGTGTGCGACTTGCTCCAAGGGTTCTAGTAGTAATAATTGTTAAATATTAGAACTCTGTTATAATATTTAATCAATTATTAGTACTAGGTTCATTGGACTTGTCGCGCGCGCATACCTATCTTTGCAATTTCGTAAGATTAAAAGGGAAAAGTATTTTCCCTCTGCGTGAAACGCAAATTAATAGCAACTTTGTTGCGTGCGTCAGGGATTGCAGGCGAGTATCGTAGCGTAGCGAAGATATGTTTGAGCCGGAAAGCCCGCTCGGACGCACAAATAAATATTAAAATTTTAAATTTTACAATTATGGCTAGAAATACAAAACCGGATTACAAATCTGTAACATGTGAATTTGATGTACAAAAAGATTTTGAAAGAACTAAACCTAATCTAGGTTTAACACCTCAACAAGTAGCCGAAATGGCTAAACGTGGTATTCCTGTTTCTCCTATGAACGTAAATTTTATTGACGTTAACGGTGACGCTTCTTGGAATTTAGAGCCGCAATTCCGTCGTGAAATGGATATGGCTACCGCTTGGGAAATGGAAAAAGCTTCCCAGCGTAGGGCTCTTCAGGTTCTTCGTCAGAAGAAATTTGGTGATAAGTATATTAATCCTCAAAATAACTGATTATGCCTAGTCCTGCCGCTGGTGCTGCCGCTGGTGCTGCTGCTGGCTCTGTTGTTCCTGGAATCGGTACGGCTATTGGCGCTATTGGTGGCGCTGCTATTTCCGCTATTGGTAACTGGTTCGGTAACAGAAGTAACCGCAAGGCATCTGCCGAAGCCTTTGAGCGTGAAAGTAAATTCGCTCGTGAAGAACGTTTGGCGCAACAAGCTTGGATAGAGCAAATGTATGAGAAAAACAACTCATATAATTCTCCTGCTGCGCAAATGCTACGTTTGAAAGAAGCCGGTTTGAATCCGGATTTGATGTACTCTCGTGGTGACGTAGGAAATGCAACTGCTCCTGAAGCTCCTGCGCAAGCTCCTACACCTCGATTCAATGTGATACCTACGAATACTTACGGACAGACTGCACAAATCGCTGCTGATGCTGGGTTGAAAGCTGCGCAAGCTCGTTTAGCAAATTCCGAAAGTAAGAAAACAGAGACTGAAGAAAGCTTACTTACGGCTGACTACTTGCTTCGCAAAGCTCGTACGGAAAGTGATATCGAGTTGAACAATTCAACTATTTACGTAAATCATGAGCTCGGACAATTAAATCATACTGAAGCCGAAGTTGCTGCAAAGAAACTTCAGGAAATTGATGTTGCCATGTCTGAAGCTCGTGAGCGTATTAATACAATGAAGGCTCAACAATCACAAATAAGTGAAAATCTTGTCCAAATGAAGTTTGATAGGTATTTGCGTTCTAAGGATTTTGAGCTTTTGTGTAAGAAAACATATCAGGAAATGAAAGAGAGTAATTCTCGTATTGCTCTTAATGCGGCCGAAGTGCAAGATATGATGGCTACGCAAATGGCTCGTGTAATGAATCTGAATGCGTCTACTTATATGATGAAAAAACAAGGATTGTTAGCTAGTGAACAAACTATGACTGAATTGTATAAGCAAACTGGTATTGATATTTCCAATCAGCATGCTAAGTTTAACTTTGACCAGGCTAAAGACTGGGATTCAACCGAACGTTTTACTAATGTTGCTACAACTTGGGTTAATTCCTTATCGTTTGCTGTCGGTCAATTTGCTGGCGCTACTACTTCTTTGCAGAAAGGTGGTTTCCTTGGAAAGTCTATGTCTCCAATTGGATTTCGTTAATGATTAGCCGGATGTCCTCCGGCTTTTCACGATTTATTCCAAAATCGTACCGCTATAACTTGATAAGTATGTAGTAACTGACACACCTCTAATCTTTGATTATTTCCACCGGAAAAGTTACGATTTGCCCAAAGTGCGGCTTCCGTCCGCTAAAACTATTTATTATGAATAATATCTACTGTGAAGACCCTAAAGTAATTTGGCATCCACATGCCTCTAAGCTGGTACAGAAGTATCGTACGTTTACTATGCCATCCGGAGTATATCACGGTTCTGTTCTCCATGTGAACAAGAATCATGTTAATAAAAACAATATTGATAAATATACTATTGTGAATCCTTCTACTGGTGAAACTTTCCCTATGTTCTTGATTGTTCCTTGTAACAGATGTGCTCTTTGTAATGAAAAAAAAGCTCAACAATGGTCTTTTCGTGCCCTCTGTGAGTCGTACACTTCTAATAAACAAGCCTATTTTATAACTCTTACTTATAACAATGAACACTTACCGAAAAACGGAGTATTTCCGGAAGAGATTCAACTCTTTTTTAAACGTCTTCGTACCAAACTTGATAGACGTGGTATTTCTCATAATCTTCGCTATATTGCAGTTTCTGAGTATGGACACTGGTCTAAACGTCCTCACTATCATATTATATTATGGAATTTCCCTGATAACTTTGAAACCGCATACTCGCGGCTTACACTCATTGAAAGCTGCTGGCGTCGTCCTACTGGTGAGTACAATCCTGACGGATCACCTGTTACTAGGTCTATTGGTTTTGCTTATTGTGTTCCTGTTATCAATGGTGGTATCAATTATGTCATGAAATATATGGGTAAACGCGAATGCGCTCCCAAAGGTATGAATCCTACGTTTATGCTCGCTTCCCGTAAGAATGGCGGTATTGGTTCTGCCTATGCCGAAAAACT